GCGCCGCGCCATGCCGCAGCAGACGCTTCCGCTGTGTGCGAACGGACCTACCGCCATCGCCGCCCTGCGCGGCCTGCTGGCGGCGCTGGCCGGGCGCTGGAGCGTGGCCTGGGTGCCCACGTGGGCGGCGGACCTGCGCCCCGTGGCCGGCATCGCCGCCGGTGGCGCCACGCTGGACGTGGAAGGCCCGGTGTTGTCGCTGGAGGCCCTGGCCTCGAACCGCCGTGACCTGCGCATCGAGTTGCACGACGGCACCGTGCACTACCGCCGCGTCAGTGCCGTGTCCACGCCTGCCCTGGGCGTGGACCGCCTGACGCTGGACGCGCCGTTCGTGGAGGCCATCTCCGCGAGTGACATCGCGCTCATCTCGTTCATGGCCCTGTGCCAGCAGGACACCGACGTCAACCTGATGCGCTACTGGGACCGGGACGTGGTCCTGTGCGACCTGAGCTTCAAGGCGGTGATTCATGACCTTTAGCCTGCTGGAGCTCAGCCGCTGGTTCGGCCAGCCGGTGCACCTGTTCCGCTTCAGCCGCGGCACGTCGGTGTGGCGATTCACCAGCGGCGATGAAGTCATCACGCTGGATGACGGCGACTATCTGCCGGCCGCCATTTCGCGCACCTCTATCCGCGAGTCGGTGGAGTACGCGAAGAACAACGTCACCATCCGGTTTCCGTACAGCCTGGATCCCAACGCATCGAACCTGCCGGTCACGCAGACCCTGGGCAACCTCTGGCGCCCGTTCCCGCCCAGCGAGCGCGTGTTCGTCGACTGCATGGCACTTCATCGCGGCGACGATGAGGTCAACATGGAATGGACCGGCCGCGTGCTGGCTCCCAAGTTGCGCGACACGAGCCTGGAGCTCACGTGCGAGCCCTCGCGGTCTTCCGGCCGCCGCACGGGCAAGCAACTGCGCTGGCAGCGCAACTGCACCCTGACGCTGTATTCGCAGGGCGTGGGGCAGTGCAACCTGGACAAGGCCTCCCGTGCGGTAGCCGTCACCGGCATCAACGTCGTGGGCCTGACGTTGAACGCCGTGGCGTTCGGGACGGTATCCGGCGGGCGACTGGCTGGCGGCATCTTCGAGTGGACGCGTCCGGATGGTGGCTTGGAGTCGCGCACGATCATGGCGCACTTGGGCACCTCAATCGTCGTGAACTATGGCGGCCCGGGCCTGACCTCCGGCATGACGGGAACGGCCTACCTGGGCTGCGCGCACAACTGGGAAGCCTGCGAGGACCACGAGAATACCGACAACTACGGCGGCAACAAGTACGCGCCGGTACAGAACCCATGGAGCGGACAGCCCGTATGGTGAGCCGACTGATCCGAAAGGCACGCTGGGCGCGCTGGCAACTGCGCTACTGGGTGCTGGACAAATACCACGCCCAACTGCGCGTGGCGGCACTGTGGCTGTGCGTGGCCATCGCCTTCGCGGCTGGCTTTCGCGTCGCTATGGACGCCGCCGCCCCGCCCCTGGTCGTGGACGGTGTGCAGGTACAGAAGGCTTGGGTACAAATCGTCTGGCAAATCGCGGTGATGGTCATCAGTGCGCTGATCGCCTACTCGATGCGACCGAAGATCGAGAAGCCGCAGCCGCAGGAAGGAGGCACGCCCACTACCGAGGACGGCCGGCCCATCAAACGCATCTACGGCACCGTCTGGGCCGATGACTCCATCGTGTTGGGATGGAAGAACCTGGGCGTGGAGGAAATCAAATCCAAGGGCGGCAAGAAGTGGAAGCCCGGCCTGTTGCCCGGCACGACCAATCCGATTGAGTCCTGGCTGGATGACAAGTGGAACGTCTCCGGCCTGGCCGACGTGGACGATCCGCTGGGAGGAGGCACGAGTGGCGGCGACTGAACTCATCGTCACGTGGCACCACTACCGGACCGTCCCGGTACGCAGCGGCACCACCGGCCACTGCGTGCATGGCGGACGCGCATGGTTCGCCCGGCATGGGCTGGACTTCGGGGCCTTCGTGCGCCACGGACTGCCGGCATCCACGTTCGAGGCGACCGGCGACGCGCTGGCCCTGGCGTTGGTGGAGCACGCGCGCAAGGAGGTGGAACGTGGGCAGTAAGAACAAGGCGCAGACGCTGGGCTATTGGTACCGGCCGGTCTGGCACATGGGTCTGAGCCAGGGCCCCATCGATGCGTTCCTGGAACTGCGTGGCGGCGACCGCACTGCCTGGCAAGGCCAAATGGAAGCCAGTGGCGAAGTCTACGTTGACGCCATGAACCTGTGGGGCGGGGAGAAAAAGGAAGGAGGCATTGCCGGCTACGTCGACGTCATGTTCGGCGACGCTGATCAGGAGCCCAACGACTATCTGGCCAAACACCTGGGACCGGACCAGACCGCCTATCGCGGGCGCGCCAGCGTCGTGTTCAAAGGCGGTCGCTTCGGCGCCATGAACCCATATCCCAAGCCGGTCGCGTTCAAGTACCGGCGCATCTTCAACGGCTGGGATGACCAGTGCTGGTATGCAGAGAAGGCCGCGATCGTGATGGGCGGCCAGCTACCGACTCCGGTGGCGACCGACAGCGTGACGGGCGCGGGGGCCGGATCCTTTGTGCACTACGTGGCAGGGGGCGTCACGAAATCCTTGCCGGCCAAGGTCCTTTGCCGGATGGAGACTGACGACAATCCGACGATAGCCGGTGATGTCATGCGCACCCGCCTACAAATCACGGACAGCGATCTTGCCTGGGACACTGGGTGGATTGGACCGGCGGCCCTGCAAGAGGCGCTGGATGCTCAGTTGACCGCTCAGGGCCTGGCCGATCTCATTGGTCCGATCACCGACAGCGATCACGCCGACCACATCTTCAACTTCGGCGTGCCGACTGATGTGGCCTACACGCGCGAAATCTGGATTTACAACGTAGGCGCGACCACGTCCTTTCAGTGCCAGATCAACTGGTACACGCTGGCGCCTGGCCTGATGTACGGCATGAACCCTGCGCATATTCTGGTGGACTGCCTGGTCGCCCAGAACATGCAGGGCGAACCGACAGGCCTCATCAACGAGGACAGCTTCCGTGCGGCGGCGGATCGGCTCTATGCCGAAGGTTTCGGCCTGTGCGTGGAGTACGACCCCGGGTCGGAAGACCTGGACGAGTTCCGCCAGCGCATCTGCAACATCATCAGCGCCTCGTGCACCCGAAGTCGCGTGGACGGCCGCTGGAATCTCAACCTGATCCGCGGGGCGGGCGACCCTTCCGCGCTCCCCATCCTGACCGACGACAACATCCTGGACTTTGAGCAGGACCCATCCACTCTGGATGATGCGGTCAACCAGGTGACGGTGGAGTGGTTCGATCCCGAGCGCAAGGAAAAGCGCGCCACCGCGCCGCTGCAGTCACTGGGCGCCATCCAGGCCATCGGCGCCGTGGTGCCTGAAACGTTGACCTACCCCGAGATTCCCGCCGAAGGGCTGGCCAATCGCGTCGCCGCGCGTGACTTGCGCGCCAAGTCGCCCGGCAACCGCCTGACGCTGACGACCGATCGCACTCCGTACAGTTGGAGCACCGGCACCTACTTCCGATTGCAGGCCCCGCGCCGTGGCATTGCCGACATGGTGTGCCTGGTGGCGGACATCGACGCCGGCACGTTGCGATCGGGCGCGATCAAGTTGATCGCGATCGAGGATGTGTTCAGCATGCCCGACACCACCTACGTCGGCACCGAACCGCCGCCGCCGGCTGGGGACGACGCCCCGACGGTGCCGAAATACCAACGCCTGATCGAGCTGCCGTACCTGGAACTGGTGCAGGCGCTGGCTCGTTCGGATCTGGATGCCTTGCCGCCGGATGTTGGCTATGCCGGCGCGGTCGCCGTGCGGCCGACCGTAGGCACGGAGTACTGGCTGTACATGGCGCCCATCGCCACGCCGCTGCAGGAAGGCGGCGTTGGGCACTGGGCACCGGCGGTGCAGGTCGAAGGCGCGGCCACGCCCCCGCAGACGGATTTCATCGTCAAGAGCGGCTCGGACCTGGACCGCATTGAAGTGGGTACCGCGGTGTTGTGGGGTGAGGAGATTTGTCGGGTCGATGCGCTGGATCCCGAGGCCAAGACCATCTCCCTGGGGCGGGGTTGCGCGGATACCGTCCCCGCCGCGCACGCGGAGAACACCGTCATCTGTTTCTACGACCAGTGGCTGGCCACGGACGGGCAGGAATACGCGGACGGCGAAACCGTCGAGGCAAAGATCCTGCCGATCAGCGCCACCCAGGTGCTCCCGCCTTTCGCCGCACCGCCGCTGCAGGTGACTATTGTCGGCCGCCATGCGCGGCCGTACCCGCCGGCACGCGTCCGCGTCAATGCCGACCCGTTCCCGTCGTACCTGTTCGGGGAACTGACCCTGGCCTGGGTGCACCGCGACCGGCTTCTGCAGGCTGACCAGTTGGTCGACAACGAAGCGGCCGCGGTTGGACCTGAGCCCGGCACCACCTACACGGTTCGCTGGTATCGCAACAGCGTGCTGGAGCACACCGACTCGGCACTGAGCGGCACCAGCCAGACCTACAGCCCCGCCAGCGATGGACGCATGCGGATCGAACTGGAAGCCGTGCGCGATGGCCTGGTCAGCTGGCAGAAGCAGGTGCGCGAGTTCGATTACACGGTCGTCGAAGCCGAAGTGCTGGAGCTGGAAGCCGGCGGCCTGATCACCACCGAATCCGACGAATCAATCACCCTGGATTGACCCCCTATGGCCAAGATTTCCGAACTCCCCATTCCCGCGGCGCTGACTGGCCTGGAGCGCTTTCCCGCGCTCCAGAGCGCCGGCAACATCGGTCTGCCGTTGTTCGCCACCAGCCGGCAGTGGGGCGGCACCGTGTTGGCCCTGCGCGCACCGATGCTGGCCGACCTGAGCTCCACCAGCGATGCGGATCCCGGCGCTGGCAAGTTGCGCTGGAACCACGCCACGCCCGGCTCGGCATCGACCCTCTACGTGGACGACGCCGACCAGGACGCCGGAGACCTGACGCCTGTATGGCCGAACTTGCCCGCCGGCAGTCTCGTGTACATCCAGGGCGCCGGGCCGCTGAAGGCCGGCGACTGGCAAAAGTGGCAGGTCACCAGCGTCACCGACGCATCGGGCTATGCAAAGGTCAGCGTCACGCTGCTGGCCAGCGCGGGCACATTTGCCAATGGCGATGAACTGGAAGTCAGCTTCCAGCAGCCGGCCCCAGCGCCCGGAGTGGATCGCAGCGCGGTGTCGACTCTGTCCATCGTGTCAGGCGTGGTCACTATCGACTATTCGCTGGGCGACTACTTCACCCTGGCGTTGACGGCCAACGTCACCAGCATCGTCATCACGAACCTGCCCAGCCTGGGGTACGCGGCCGCGCTGCACCTGGAACTGCAGCAGGATGCCACCGGCGGGCGCACGGTGGCTCTACCATCCAGCTTCAAGGCCATCACCGGCAGCGACAGCGCCGTACAGTCCGCAGCCAACGCCCGGACGTTGCTGGTGGCCACGTCGACGGATGCGGGCACCCGCTGGTCCTTCAGCATGAAGGGCGTGGCAGCATGAGCCTCCTAAGCATCCTGGGCGCCCTCATGGCAGGCGGCGGGTCCGGCGCGACAGACCCGTATTTCGCCAGCCGAGTCGCTGTAGCAAATTTGAACACCGACCTCACCGATGCAAAGGGCAAGATCTGGACCGCCCATGGGGGTGCCGCAGTCAGTGGTGGGTGGTTGAATCTGGACGGCATCGACGATTACATCAGTACACCGGAGAGCGCGGATTTCGATTTTGGTTCAGGGGAATTCTGCGTAGAGGCCTTCGTCAATCTGCCCGCATCTCCAGGCGGCTACGTCCCCATCATCGCCAAGTGGCAGGGCTCAGGACTGTCCTTCTATTTCGGCATCAACACGGCACGGCGGCTCGTGCTGTTCGTGCGCATCGCCGGAACCAACTATTTTCCGGAGGCTCCGGCCCTGCCCATCGCAACCGGCACAGATACCCATGTCGCCCTGTATCGCATCGGCAGCACCTTCTATGTCTCGGTGGCCGGATCGGTACTGGGAATCCTGAGTTCGGGCGGCGCCATCAACGACACCAGCCAGCCGACCAGCGTCGGCGCGCAATCGGACGGAAGCAATGGCCTGGCGGCGATGGTTCGCGGCGTCCGCGCAACGTACGGAGGCACCGGCGGATATGGCGTCAGTAGCTTCACGCCACCGCCGTTCCCGCTGCCGACGAGCTAAGCAGCTTTCGCCACCTGATGCTCGTAGTAGACCTTGGGTCGTTCGCTGAGGATTTCCTGGTAGCGGGTCAGGGGCAATCCCGGTGTCAGCCAGTCGTCCCAGTTCTCGGCGGTGATTTCGATGATGGTCCGGTCATGGCCAGCAGCGGCCACTTCGGGGGCTGGCTCATCGGTGATGGCGGCGAAGGACAGTAGGGTGCCATCGCCATCGGGGGACTCGTTCCACAGGCAGGCGATGAACATGTCGTGCTCGGGCCGTGGCTTGAATTCCAGCACCACGTTCTCGGACTCCTCCCCAGGCTTCAGTTCCCGGTGCTCCATGGCGTGCCGCTCCACGTTCTCATAAAACGCGGTGACCACGACAATGCCATGGCGCGCGCCAAACAGTTCGGACCACGCCTTGCCCAGGGAGTCCCGTCGGGCGTTGTAGGTGCCGGGGTACTTCCGCTCGACGGCCTCATTCCAGCCGGGCAGCCGACACTGGTAGCGCATCGGCTTGATGACGCGCTTCCCGTTCTCCATGACGATGACGGGGGCGTACATGCCCGGGAAGAACCGAGCGTCCCGTGGCCTTGAGTCGGTCCGCTGCAGGTCGTCCAGGTCCACCTTCAGCTTGGCTATCTTGTCGGTCGAGATGCGCAGGTCTTCCTGAGACTTCTTTGTCACCTTGGCCTGAAGGGCGCGCTCAGCGTCAGCCTTGCGCTTGGTCTGCTTGAACAGCTCCTGCTGGGCTGCCGTCTCCTTCGCCGCGCGCTCGGCCACAATCTGGGGCCAGACCTTCGTCGCCGCCAGCCAATCCTCCATCGCCCGCACGCGCTTCTTGGCTTTCCGGTTCGGCGCATTCCACACGTTCTGGGCAAAATCCTCCAGGCTCATCGTTGCGCCGTACTTGCGGACGTACTTGTCGTAGTCGGCCTGAATCATCGCGCTGTAGCACATGGTCAGTGCTCCGATGCCATTGCGGCGGGAATGACGCCTTCGGCCACCAGTCGATGCATGGCGTCCTCGTACAGGTTGGCGCCGTCGGTCTCGCAGACGCCCTCGAAGATGGGTGCCCAAGCCGCCTCAATCCGGTCCCAAAGGGCGTCACCGCTGAGGCCGGCTTGCTTGATGGCGGGTATCTGGCTCAGGAACGAATGCCAGGTAGGGGAGGTCTGGAAGCTCATGGGGCGGACTATACGCCGGCCGTTCTCAGACATTGCGACGGCCAGTTAAGGCTTTCACCTAGCGGCCGCCGTCGCCCCAGGCGTACCTTTCCGGGCCATGACGATGGAGCACACGCCGCCGATCCTGAGCCTGCCCGCCGGCACGGAATGGCGGCACGACCCGTTCTACGGCCACCACTGGTTGTTCGTGGAGCATGTCGTCGTCGCCCAGGTGACGCCGGTCGAGCCCGTTGGCGACTGGGTCGTCTACATCAACCGGCAATGGCCCATCGAACGGAGCAATCCGAGCGGGAGGACGCCATCGCTGGCTTTCGGAAAGCGGATGGCTGAGCGCTGGCTCGCGGCCAACTTCCCGCGCGTGCGCGACGAGGTCGACCAACACCCTAAGCCCCACACCCTGGCCTGCGTCATGGGCGAGCGAACAGGCCCCCCGCCGGTGCGGTTCGACGAAGCCAGTTTCCATGTCCCGAAGCGCAAGGCGCGTCGGCGCCGGTAGGGAAACTCTTACTGAACGGGGCGGCGATGGCTGACTTGCTGGCGCCGCCCGGCAGCCCGATATTGACCTTGCCCAGCGCGGGCCATTGGCCGCTCAACCGCGCTTCCCCGTGAGCCAGGGACTTGGGGCACCCATACGGGCGTCAGGCTTCGAGCAAATCCTGACGGCTTGACGTCGCCTGCTAAACTGCTTCTGCCTTGCTGGGATGGCGCCGGCTGGAGCCGGCGCCATCCCATAGCCCCGTTCATCTTTCCGACGAACGGCGAACCGTAGGGATTGACAGACCCCCTGTCGCATGACCTGCGACAAGTCATTGATTTGTATAGCTCAACTTAACCTAGGCCAGGTTTGGCTGACAAAATTTGTCACTTTTTTAGCAGCCGTATGCCGTAAGTCACTGAATCCGTACTCTTTTTTTGTGAAAGGACTTTACATTTTTCGAAAACATTTCGTGTATTGTTCGCTCGGAACAAACCGGAACGGTTCGGAATAAGTCGGAACTTTCCGCGAAGTGCGGCCGGCTTAAGTGCGAAAGAACGTAACCGATATAAGAGATGAACAAGGCCGCAGACGTGGCCTTTCTTCGCGCAACTTCACCGTCAAATAAGCATCCAAGAATTAGGCTAACTGGGGAATCGAAATGGAGAACGACATGAACGCAAAAAATAAGCTGCAGGCTCTTGAAGCCGCGCTTAAGGATCGCGGCGTCGTGGATGTGAAGTTTTTCTTTGATCACACGAAGAAGCCCTTGACGGGCGTCGTTTCGGACGTGGTCGACGTGCTGGACGCCGTGGTCAGCAAGCGCTTTGACGACGCCAAGCAGTTGGGCGATTCTGTGCGCGCATAAGAGAGTTAGATTTCAGATCTTTAATGGACCTAAAAGGACACCGTACTGGTGTCCTTTTTTGTGGGAGAGGGAGAGCGAATGCGACTGTCGGATACGGATGTGCGCTACTGCCTGGACAAGGCAAAGGAACTCACGGAACAGTACGAAACGTACTCCAGAGCCAAGGATCACTGCCAACGTTCAGTAGATGACTTGGCATGGTTGTGCGGGGAATACCTTCGGAAATCAGTCCGGATCTACGATCTCAAGCTTGCTGCTGACGAGATGGTTATTCGCGGCATGTTTGCCGCAATGCACGACGGTAGCTACGAGATCTATTTGCTCTCTGAGCTTGGCGACCGAGAACGCAGATTTGTCAAGTGCAAGGAACTGTTCCACGTCATCCTTGACGACGAGCAATGCCGAAGCATGGACATCTATGCGCATGTTCAACTGGCCGCCGCAGCATTCTCAATTGACGACAACAGTCCCGAATCGCCTGTTGCTTGGGAGCTTCTGGCCGAAATTGCCGCGATGGAATTCCTGTTGCCCTATTCCGAACGTCTGAAGATCCTGGCTGCTTCGGGCGGGAATGTTGACTACGCCGATATCGCGCGTCGCTATGGAGTTCCTCAGCTATACGTGGAGAACTACCTGAGCGATGCAATGATGGCCGAATTCGCAAAGGTTATGAACTAGCCCCAGAGGGAGTCAGGGTGCGTTCCTGAATTTGCTCAGGCCGCAGATGTGTGTAGCGCTTTAGGGTCGCCCATGATCGATGCAGCGTGAACTGGGCGACCTCCTGAATTTGGTAGCCTCGCTCGAACAATCTGGATGTGGCCTCGTGACGCAAGTCATGGAAGTGCAGGTCTTCGATGCCTAGCACGCGCGTGGCGCGTGTAAAGGCAGCGCTGATGGACTTCGCGTTGTAAGGGAATACGCGCGGGTCCTTGGTCCGAGTGCCGTCGACATGGACGATTTCCCGTACCGGCTGTCGCTCGATGATGGTCCACGCCTCGGCGAGAATGCGGAACCGCATGTGGTTGCCGATCTTCTTCCTGGGATGCTTGACGTCTCGAAGCAGGGCGGTGGCACTTTCCTTGTCCAGGTCAGACCACAGCAGCCGGGTGATCTCTTCTTGTCGGCGAGCGGTCAAAACGGCGAACTGCATGATGTCGACCATCGGGATGTCGCCTCGTCGCCCGTCGAAGTAATCCAGCAACTTCTTCTCTTCCGCCTTGGTCATGCGCCTCTCTCGATCGCGTGACTTGGCGATGGCGCCATCTCCCCGCAGGAACTCGGATGCCAGCTCAAGCTCCTGCAGGGGAACGGCGATGTGCAGGGCAGCGGCGGCCGCCTTGAATACCCCGCGGAGCCAGATGATGTCGTTGCCGGCTGTGGCAGGACCAGCTCCATCCTTGCGCCTGGCGTCGACGTAGTCGACGAAGTCTTTGCGGGTCAGGGAGTCGATGAAACGTTCCTTCAGCACGCCTACGCGCAGCCTCTGCAGGTCCGCTTTCTTGGTCCGGCCCCACGGCTCAGCCGGCCGCTCCCGCGTCTCGTACCAGGCCACCAGGTCACCCAGCTTCATTCGCTTCCCGATAGGGGTGCCGCGGGCGCGCTGGGCTTCCAGCGCCGCTTCCCGGCGCTTCAGCCATTCCTTGGCCAGGGCGTTGCTGCTGAAGGTCTCCGACTCACTGTGGACGACCTTGCCGTCCTGCTTGAGGCGGATCTGCGCGGTGTATCCTGTCGAGCCGTCGGCGCGACGTCGGGCGGTGATGGTTCCCATCGGTGCTACATGGCCGGGTTTGTAGCACCGACTGTAGCACCGAACTTACGGAAACACCCAAAAACCCCCAGAAATACACCGGAATGCAACAAGCCGAGAACGCAGCAAAGACGGGCGGAAAGCCCCGCAGCCCTTACATTTCAGAGGGCGTGACCCTGTCCGTGGCCCCGATGATGGACTGGACGGATTCTCATTGCCGCGTGTTCCACCGGTTGCTGTCGCCGCATGCGCGCCTGTACACCGAGATGGTGCACGCGCAGGCCGTCATCCATGGGGATCGCGATCGCCTGCTCGGTTTCGATGAGGGGGAACATCCGGTCGCACTGCAACTGGGGGGCAGCGAGCCCGACCTGCTGGCGCAGGCCGCGCGCATCGGCGAGGAATGGGGCTACGACGAGATCAACCTCAACGTCGGCTGTCCTTCGGATCGCGTGCAGGCCGGCCGCTTCGGCGCCTGCCTGATGAAGGAGCCGGCGCTGGTGGCCGACAGCATGGCGGCGATGATCGCCGCGGTCGCCATCCCGGTGACGGTGAAGTGCCGGCTGGGCGTGGACGAACTGGAAGACTACGAGCGTTTCCGCGCCTTCATCGACACCGTGGCGGATGCGGGCTGCACGACGTTCTTCGTGCACGCGCGCAAGGCGTGGCTGCAGGGACTGTCGCCGAAGGAAAATCGCGAGATTCCGCCGCTGCGCTACGAATGGGCCTACCAGCTCAAGCAGGAACGCCCCGAACTGACCATCGCGGTCAACGGCGGCATCGCCACCGAAACCGACGTGCAGGTCCATCTTCGCCATAGCGATGGCGTGATGCTGGGCCGCGCCGCCTATCACGATCCCTATCTGCTGCATGCGCTGGAAGCCTCGTTGTGGGGCGCGCCGCTGCGCGGCCGCGCCGAACTGCTGCGCGCATTGCGCCCCTATGTGGAAGCGCGGCTGACGGCGGGCGTGGCGCTCAAGCACATCACCCGCCACGTCCTGGGCCTGTTCCATGGTCAGCCCGGCGGACGCATGTTCCGCCAGATCCTCAGCGAAGGCGCCCATCGGCCGGGCGCGGACTGGTCGCTGGTGGAGCGCGCCCTGGCGGCGACCGAATCGCGCCTGCAGCCGGCCGCCTGACATGTCCGGCACGCAGCCGACCCGGGACTGTCAGGCTTTCCTGCGCGCCGCGCGCGACACCGCGCCGGACTTCGGGCCGGCCACCGCCCGGGCCGCGTTCCTGGTCACTCCGGAGGGCTTCGTCCGCGCGGAACAATCGGCGTCCGACAACCGCTACATGGCCGACGCTCCGGATTTCGATGCCGGCGCGGCGCTGGCCGAACACCGGGCGCTGCAGCGCGCCCTGTCCAGCGAACTGCCGGTGATCGCATTCGCCGGGGACCCGGCGACGCCGGACGCGGTGTTCCCCAACAATGTCTTCGCGACCGCGCCCGGCCGATTGATCGTCGGCCGCATGCGCCACGAGATCAGGCAGCGCGAAGCGGCGCGCGGGGATATCCGTGGATTCTTCCGCGACACCCTCGGCTACCGGGAGCACGATCTTTCCGCACAGCCACATCCCTGCGAACTGACCGGGGCGCTGGTCATCGATCGCGCGCGCGGCCTTGGGTTCTGCGGCCTGTCCGAACGCTGCGACGAGGCCGGCGCGGCGCTGATGCATCAGGCCTTCGGCCTGCGCGCCACCCTGATCTTCGACCTGGC